GAGTATATTCCGAAGGACTTTGCTATCTACGACCTTCCACAGTTCCTGAATACTGTCGCATTGTATCGCGATCCCGAAATCGACGTATCTACTGAGGATACTCATGCCATGATTCGTGAGGGAAAGATGAATCGCTCAAAGTATTTCTTTAGCGACCCTAGTGTCATCATCGCTCCTCCTGAGAAGGAAATGCAATTACCTTCTGAAGATGTTGAGTTTGTTGTTCAGGATGAGCAACTACGACGCATCATGAAATCTTCTGGCATCCTGGGTCTACCTGATCTTTCTGTTGTTGGCGAAGCAGGTGTCGTAAAACTTGTGGTCTCTGACCGTAAGAACGATACTTCTAATGATTTTCAGATCGTAGTTGGAGAAACATCAGCTGATTTCTGCTTTAACTTCAAGATCGAAAACATCAAACTTGTGCCAGGAAGTTATCAAGTTGTCATCTCACGAAAAAACCTCGCAAGATTTGTCAACAACGCTCTCAACCTTACGTATTTTATCGCTCTGGAACCAGACTCCAAATACAATGTTTGATAACGAATCTAAACAGGACAAATGGAATCGAGGACTTGATCTCTTCATTGAGTCAGTTCTAAAACCAGACCCCAAACTACGTCAGTGTGCTCACAATCAAATGTGTTTTAATGAACTCATGGATATTCGTAATGACATGCTTGTGTATCTTAAAACTAAACGTTGGTCATGAGTAATTTTGCTACCAATAAAGAAATAGCAAACGACTTGTTTGAGAGTTTGGAAAAACTTCTTGATGCTAAGTGGACAACTTGGCAAACAGTAGATCATACGGGAAAGCGTACAGTCAAACACGTTGTCGAATATCAAATTACTGAAGAACCTAATGAGTCAAAATGAAAGATTCTTTTGTAAAGTTGATGATGATGGAATTTTGACTTTTCCCAAAGAACTTATTGATAAAACTGGTTGGAAGGAAGGAGACGTGCTAGAGTGGACTCCTAATGATGATGGTTCTTTTTCTTTGAGGAAACGAAATGAGTGATGATTTTCTTTGGGTCGAAAAGTATCGTCCCAAAACTATTGATGAGTGTATTCTTCCTAGTCATATTAAGGATACACTGAAAGGTTTTGTAAATAAAGGGGAGTTGCCTAATCTACTTCTTTCCGGTCCACCTGGAATAGGTAAGACCACTGTCGCTAAGGCGCTGTGTAAAGAAATTGGAGCAGATTTTTATGTCATCAATGGATCCGATGAAGGTAGATTCCTGGACACTGTACGGAATCAAGCAAAGTCATTTGCTTCGACCTCATCACTTTTCTCGGATGCTAAACACAAGGTCATCATTATTGATGAGGCTGATAACACAACCCACGATGTACAACTCCTACTACGGGCAAACATTGAGGCGTTTTATAACAACTGTAGATTCATCTTTACATGTAACTACAAAAACAAGATCATCGAACCACTACACAGCAGATGCAGTGTCGTGGACTTCGCACTCACAGGTAAAGAGAAGCAAAGTATCGCTGCCGAGTTCTTCAAGAGACTCAATCAAATTCTTGCTGCCGAGAATGTGGAGGCAGATAAGAAGGTTGTTGCGGCGGTTATTCAGAAGCATTTGCCCGATTGGCGAAGAGTTCTAAATGAGTGTCAACGATATGCGGCGAACGGTTCTATTGACACGGGTATTGTTTCAACATTTGCGAATAGCAATGTTCAAGACCTGGTGGGTTACCTCGCCAGAAAAGAATTTCCCAATGTGAGAAAGTGGATTGTCCAGAACATGGATAATGACACAAACACAATTCTCCGTAACGTGTATGATGTGATGTATGAATCACTAAAACCACAAAGTATTCCTGAAGCAGTTCTGGTGATCGCAAAGTATCAGTATCAATCTGCTTTTGTTGCTGACCAAGAGATCAATATGTTGGCAGCATTGACTGAAATTATGGTACAGTGTGAATTTAAATGACCAGAGAAATTACTGATGGTGTGGTGATGCGACCTTTTGGTCCCACCATGTATAAAAATAAAATCACTGAAGAGTCTCGTCTAGAGATTATGGCATGTGCCAACAACAGTGAGGAATATATTCCCAAAATTCTTGCAGGTAACATTGAACGAGAAGTAAGTTCATCGTTTAGTGGCGAATTCTATGATGAACTTCGTGCTCATTTGGACGACTATCTTGATCAATGTACAAAGGTTGGATCCTATCAACCACCACCGTACATGCTGATGAACGCTCGTGTTGAGAGACCATGGGTGAATGTTCAGAGGAAGGGTGAATGGAATCCTCCACACATCCATGGTGGTGATTTTTCTTGTGTTATCTACGGTTCTGTTCCAGAAGAACTAAAGGATGAATGGAAACATCCCAATCAGCAAGGACGTAATCCTACTGGTGGTATGATCGAATGGCAGTACGGTCAGTGGGCACCACACAATATGATCTCACTAGGTCCTGTTCCACCTGAGGAAGGTGATATTTTTATCTTCCCTGCCTGGCTCTTACATTATGTTTACCCGTTCAATGCTAACGTTGAGCGTGTAAGTTGTTCTACTAACTTCTTTTTGACTTATGAGTCGCTCTCTGAAAACCCCACTGCGGTATCCGGGGGGCAAGAGTAGAGCAATCAATAAGATTGCCCCATTCTTCCCCAAAGACTTTAAAGAGTACCGTGAACCCTTCCTAGGAGGCGGTTCTATGGCGCTGTACGTGACGCAAACCCGCCCTGAGGTGGAAGTGTGGGTCAACGACTTCTACGAACCTCTGGTAACCTTCTGGCAGCAACTACAGGATTATGGTAATGAAATTAAGGACAAACTCCTCCAACTTAAACAAAGGCACCCTGACCCCAGTTCGGCAAAATATCTTTTCCAAGAGTCTAAGGAGTATTTGTGTCAAGACCCCCGAAGGTGTGATGCTAAGGTTCGTGCTGTCAGTTTCTACATTGTTAACAAGTGCTCTTTTTCTGGTCTATCTGAATCCTCATCCTTCAGCAAACAGGCATCAGATTCCAACTTCTCAGTACGAGGGATCGAGAAACTTCCTTACTACTCCTTAATTATTAAAAATTGGAAAATTACCAATCATAGTTATGAACAACTCCTTACTGACGACGGAAACATCCTCACCTATCTTGACCCACCCTACGATATACGAAGCAATCTTTATGGAAGGAAGGGGAGTATGCATAACGGATTCAGTCACGACGGTTTTGCTGCCGATTGTGATCGGTTTATTGGTCCTCAACTCATATCTTACAATTCGTCTCAACTGGTCAAAGAAAGATTCCAAGGGTGGAAAGTAAGCGAGTTTGATCATACATACACAATGAGATCTACTGGATCTTATAGTAAAGATCAGCAAGAAAGAAAAGAACTGCTCTTGTTTAACTACGAGCAAAGTCCTAAAATCAAACTAAAGTTTGATGGGTGTTACAACTACGCAAGACTGAAGAAAGAAGGACTGATTGATGCCTGAACTTAAGGACTGGTTGAATAGTATCAATCAATCTAAAGTCAATATTATTGACGAGATGCCGGATATTGAGTCCAAATATCTTCCGTATATTGTTAACAGATGTTTGTCTGGTCATCTGGATGCTGTGATGTATGCGAATGAGATGAATGTTAATCATCATCTTGATAAAAAGTTACAGTATGATTTTTTACTAAATACTCTGAGATCCAAGAAAAGATTCTCTCCCTGGATTAGAAAGGAAGAGATGGAGAACCTTGAACTAGTCAAGAAATACTATGGTTATAGTAATGAAAAGGCGAAGCAAGTTCTTTCTATTCTGACTGAAGATCAAATTACATACATCAGAAAGAGACTTGACACTGGAGGAATCAGATGAGCGTGATCCAGGAACCAGAATATAACTGGTCACCTGACAAGATGATTGAGGTATCCCTAGCGGAACCAGACGATTTTCTAAAGGTCAGAGAAACACTCACACGCATTGGTGTAGCGAGTAGGAAAGAGAAGAAACTCTATCAATCCTGCCACATCCTACACAAGCAAGGTAAGTATTACATTGTTCACTTTAAGGAACTGTTCGCTCTCGATGGGAAGCGAGCAAACCTAAGCATGAACGACATCCAACGTCGCAACCGTATTGTTCAGTTGCTAGCAGATTGGGGACTGGTTGGCGTGGTAAACGCAGAACTTGTCACAGATATTGCCCCACTAAATCAGATTAAGGTCATCGCTTACCGTGAAAAAGGTGAGTGGATCCTAGAAACGAAATATAATATTGGCAAAAAACGGACCCCAGAAGGGTAAACCGAAATAGCAAAGGGGGTTTTCACAACCCCCTTTTTCATGCCTTGTGTTATAATTAGTAGTGTCGCCCGAACAGGGGACATCCACGATGCTCATTAGAGGTCATGTTTAACACAGCTAATTCGTACACACTCAGTGTACCAGAGACTGCCGCTTATTTGGAGTCAGTCAAACAACCAAACTTTCCACCATACAATATTGTCAAACGTGATGGGAAGTATTTTATGGAGATGGCAGTTGCCGGATACTCTAAGAATAGTATCACGGTCTTTGTAAAAGAAGGCACTCTTAATATCAACTCCAGTGGTGTTGATACTACAACTATTCAAAATGTGTCGGAGTACGTTCATCAGGGTATTGCCCAAAGACCATTCAAACGTGTATGGAAGTTGCCAGATCATTGGGTAGTAAAAGATGCCAAAGTAGAGGATGGTATCTTAACTATTAATTTTGATGAGATTATTCCTGAAGAGAAGAAACCGAAGTACTTCATCGGAGGTGAATAAATACAGAAAACGATAGTGATCTGTGTATAGTCGTGTCCTAAGACATATTTCAGCGTCAGATCTTAGAGAATCCCTGACGCTGAAATTTCGCGACAAATTGAATACCGTCTTCTGGAAAGACAACTCACTGCGCGGGGAAGTACGTGAGGCGTTGATGAAGTTCGGCAAGGCGTTCGCTGAGTATGTTGATCTTCCTGAAGCATCCATTAAGGATATTCTCATGCTCGGCGGTAACGCTGGATATAATTACACGAAGCATTCGGACATTGATGTCCACCTGGTAGTAGATCCAAAATATGTTCCTGACTGTGATCCAGAATTAATGGATGACTACTACAGTGATAAAAAAATGTTGTGGTTGCTGACACATGATGTCAAGGTTTATGGTGCTGAAGTAGAACCTTATATTGAGCAACCTGGTAAGAAGCGTAGAAAAAGTCAAGGTGTTTATAGCGTTCTTAAAAAGAAGTGGATCCAAGAACCAAAGCAGATTTCTGAGGATCCAGATGAATCTGAAATTGTAAAGAAAGCAAATAACTACAAGCGTAAGATCGAAACCCTAATCAGAGGAGACAACGCTTCTGGTATGAAAGCGGTGCTCAAAAAACTCAATTCTATCCGTAACGAATCGCTGGACAAGTATGGTGAGTATGGGTTTGACAACATGGTTTACAAAGAACTACGTAACAATGGATACATTGACAAGGTACGCAAGGCTCTGGTAGAATTGAAGTCTAAGAATCTTTCCTTATGACCATTAAACTTATTGTTCTGACTACCGGATCTTGTTTGGTAAGTCAGATTGAAGAAGTCGGTGCTGATATCGGTGAACCGGATTGTAAATTGGTCAAACCAATGCTCGTCGGTGAGAACAATACACTATCATCATGGTTGATGGATCTTACTCAGGAAAGTGATGTCATGATTTCTTCTGACAAAATTCTAACTCTTTGCGAACCCATCGCTACTCTTAAAGAAAAGTATATTGATCTAACAAAATGATTGACAAGAAGGACTTAAAAATCCTCTTCATGTATCCAAACCAACATATGCGAGTTACACCTCCGGGTGGAATTGCCATTATCTCAGCATGTCTGAAGAGGAATGGATTTACTAATATTCATTTGTTTGATTCTACCTGGTTTTCCTACGCTGATGACACAGATGCTATGTCTGGAGAACAAGCAGATAGGGATAAAGAACGTGCCAAGCGTGGTATGTTTAAGGAGTATAAATGGAGTGAAGATTTTCAAGTAGAAAATGTCAACATGTATGATGCATGGCGTGACATGATGCTTGAGGTACAACCTGATGTGGTTATCTCCTCTATTGTTGAAGATACTTATGGTATTTGGAAAAAGATGATCAAACTGGTTGATGATCAGGAGTTCATCAGTATTGTTGGTGGAGTATTTCCAACGTCAATTCCAAAAATATTCGAACCTGATTGTGATTACATCGCTTGTGGTGAGGGTGATGAAACTATCCCTGAGATGATGGATAAGATTCGCAAAGGTGAATCATGTAAGAACGTACCTAACGTATATCCTAATGCCTTTAGACCTGCGGTAGATGTAAACGAACTCCCTTATACTGACCACACAATCTTTCCAGATAAGGCACTTTACAGACCTTTTATGGGA